ATGATATTCTTAAATAAGAATGAGGTTCTTATGAGTCCTGGTGGAATTTAAATTGTAAGATAATTTTTTTTTTTTTTTTTTATAATCATTAAATATTTTTAACTAACTAATACAATTTATATTTTAAAAAAAAAATATATACATAAACTATAAAATTATAATGTCTGATATTGCTTCTCCTTCTGATGTTGTTGACGAAATTGACCAGTTAGAGGCCTATACCTCTGTTAATCAAATTATAAACCCTGAGGGACTTCAAAGGGCTGTTAATGTTTCTGTAGAAACAAATATTTTAGAACCAGTAAGTCACCAATATACTTCTGATTTAGGTGGTGTGACTCGTTGGGTTTTACCGGCCAAAGGTGTTATTAATATGCCGGCTGTTGCTTTATGTTTTGAAATCGTAAATGGTGCGGTGGCGGGTGCCGGTGCTGATTTGGGTCTTGCTTTTCCTTTAGGGTCTGGCGGCGTGGCTATGCTTCAAAGAGTCACCGTTCGATGCGGCGGTCAAATTATCTCCCGAGTGGATGAAACTGCACTTTATAACACTGTAAAAAATTTATATACTTCTCAACAATATAGACAGAACGTTTTAGATGTTCGTCATGCTTCCTGCTCTAATGTTGATTTAAAAGTTTTAAGAAATCCCCAAGGCTCTGCGGCTGCTCCTGCTGGTTTTACTCGTGGAGTTGATTTAGTAGGATACCACCAACTTATTAACACTGAATTAGACCAGACAAGCACATACGGAGATAATATTTTAAGTGCGGCTAATGTCGAACACGCTAAACAAAGAAACAAAGGATTAAGAAATTTTGACCAGAGAGGAAATGGCCCAGAAGTGGCTATTAGACTTGCTGATATTATTCCATTTTTCAAAAATAACCAACTTCCGGCTTTTGCTATGGCTCAAATTGAATTAGAATGTGAATGGGCCAAAGGCCCTGCTGCTGCTACTGCTTACAACGCTATTAATCAGGCTCCGGTGGTTGCTTTTGATCCTTCCGGGGCAGGTTTAGGAGCTTCTATTAATCATAATATCGCATTTGCTCAGACTCCATTTTTAAGTATTGATTATTTACATTATGACGAGGACGAAATGGCAAAAATGCAACAGCAGGTTAGTGCCAGGGGTTACAGATACGATTTCACAGAATGCGTAGTTACTAAAGGTATTAATCCTGAATATACTGGTGGAGTTAACGGAACTCATGAAGTTACAAGTAATCACTTATTAGGAATGATGGGTAAAGAAGTTAAAAAAATATTTGTTGTTAAGAATTGGGATTTAACTTCTGCTCAAGGACAAGCAGAAGCCAATTTTACCGACAGTGGATGCCAGACTCACAGAAATATTCAGTTATGGGGATTGAAATCGAGCGCTGTCAGAGGTGAAAAATATAACTGGATAATTAATAACGAAAGGGTTTATAATATGGATGTTCAAAATCCGGCTCTTCAACATCATTATTTATCTAGATGTGAAGAAACCCCTTATCAGTGTCTCCCGGGACAATATGACACTTTAAATTTTAACGCTGATTCTTTGAGTGTTTTAGGAAATACCCAGGACGCGGGAGTAGTTGATAACGCTAACGGGCCTTCTTGTTTTACTCAGAGAATTTTAGGAGGAAATGCTCATGTTATTGGAATTAATCTTGATAAATATAATGAAATGGGTAATGCTGTTGGAAATGGTACTATGATTTCGACTGCTCCTATAGAATTCAGATATACTGCCGAAAAAATTGAAAGTGCTGTGGCCGGTGATAGACGGAAAGCAGCTATTAATTTAACTTTTTTTATTGAACATAGAAGAAGTTTAATTATTACTAATCTCGGAGTTAAAGTTTCTGACGGTATGGCCTCCCTACCAACGGTTTAAATAAAAAAAAAAAATATTTATTAGTATAAATGAATATTTCAGAAATAACCAGTAACTTAAGAGTTAAACAATTAGAATCCAAAATAATTACTTTAGAAAGAGAAGTAAAGAGATTAACTAAAGCATGCTTAGATTTTGATAAAATGGCAGAAGAAGAAAGAAAAATAAATAAAGAATTACATAAACAACTCGAATCTTATGGACATGTCAGAGATTAAATTAAAGAAATATCGATAACAATATCTTCTTCATCATCACTAAACAAAAAGGAGGAACAAATACCCCGCATTCTTTCAATTAAATGTTTTACTACTGGAGGAGATTCCTCTCCTATTAACTCGTCTAGTTCTCTAGCAAATGCATAAAGCACACAACAATTTTTCATAATGTTGTTGAACTTGGCAGTAATAATTTTTTCTTTTAAATCCAATTGTCTATCCCTTTCTATTAGTTTTCTTCCCATTTCTAATATTTCCCCTTCATCCATAATTTTTATATTATACTCATATTAAAAATTATCAAGATAAATTTACTAATAAAAAAAAAAATATAATAATTATATAATATGTCTAGTCAGAATATTGTTTATGAATGTTCTAGAGGTAACGCAGACCAACAAATTTCTAATTCAGAATGGATAAATACCTGGAATGAGGGAATAGAATTAAAAAGAGGCGACACAGTCAGATTATTAGGATCCTTTATATCAGAAGCAGGAGACGGAGACGATATAGCCATAAATGAAGATACTAAATTCACTATGGAATTCGAACCTTATATTAATGCTGAGACGGTTAATTTTGGAGGGCCTACTCATGCGGGATTCGCGGGAAACTTTCAAATAAAACTCGGAGATATTGCTCAACCTGCTTATAGTACTGATAATTTCGGATCTGAACCTCCTTATACTCCTTTCGATTTAGAAGCCCAGGCAACTGCGCCTATTCCTATAGACCAATGTAAAAGAATAGCCACAGATAGATTTAATTATCGAAAAAATTATGGGGCTCATGCTTCTCTTCCTTATGATTATCCAAATTCGGACGCTGTTAAAATAGGTTGTTATATGGATACTTCTAGTGGAACTCCGGCTGCTGCTGATATGACGGCCGAAAATTTAATTCCTGGAACTTTATCAGAATTTAACCAATTAAATTTAAGTCAAGAGTTTAGAGTGGCTCATTTATGTAAATTAATAGAGTTCCCTTTATTTCATGGTTTAAAATTTTTTACTACTGGAGGAGCCACACATACTCACTCTTTTGATCCTGCTGACTTAATAGAAGTAGGAGATTATATTTCAACTTATCATATTGGGACATTTCCTTTCTTACCAACACCCACTTCAAATGCAGCAGTTACGACGCCCTTAGGGTTTGATACAGATTTCGGGGGCGTACAATGGACAGCAGGCCCCCAGAGTATGGTGGGAAGAGTAATAGCCACTAAATACAGAACAAAACAAATTTACGACCCGAATAATAATATTACTAACCCCATGGAATTTCTTCAGGTATATGTTCAAGACTGGATTAACCCCGGACAATATAAATTCGAAAATGAAATAATCGGAACTACACAAGCACCTAGACACGGAGCACCAGAAAAAAAAAATGGTTACAATACCTGCCGGAACGCTAATAAAATAAATGGAAATTTAAATGCTCGAAATATGGGCGGTGTTTTTATGACCCCTGCGGCCCCTTCAAATTTAGCGGATGTTGCTTCCTATTACTATAATTTAAATAATTCTTTTACAGTGGGACAAAATCAAGAAATGCAGAATTTTACGGATTTTAATCGAACTTTAGAAGGATGTACAAATTTAGGACTTTCATTTCCATGGGCCGGAAAAGGTTCTTGGAGGTGGGGTTTAGCAAATTGTCCAGATTTATCAATCGCGGATTATCCTGTCACTATGTGTTCTTCTTGGGTAGAATTTACCAGTGCTTTAACGGGAGTTATAGCAGACGGATTCGGACGGAATCAATTAGCCATGACATTAGGAGATAATTTTTTAATTATTGATTCTGCTTTTAGTTTTCAAGAATTAAGAACAACATATTATAATATAAGTTCTCCATGTTATACCGGGCCTCTCGCTCCTTCGTATATTGGAAATATTGAAAATATAGAAGAAGTACCCAGAGACCCCAATTTCGCAAATCAAAACGCGGCCCATTATTATAGAATTACATTAAGTGGGCCTTTGGCCGGTGACTATGCTATAAATACTATTGATTTTCATTATCAGAGACAGTTAGGGGGGTGGGATTGGAAATTATGGAATTTCACATATAAATATGGCGCAGAAGATGTATTAGGAGGAGGAGGAGTAACAGACCATATCGAATATATAGATTCTAAAAATTGGAATGATGTCGGGGCAGTGGTTACCATGAATCCGAATGACGATAATCACATTTATAAAAATCCCGCTAACCCCGCATATATAAAAAGGTTATACTGCCCTTATAAAGAGCAGGCGGTCGAATCCCCTAACAAAGTAAGAAATTTAAAGGGGGGAACATGGGGAGCCAATAATGTCACATATCCCGGAACTTTCGCAACGGGTGCTTCTGGAAAAAATGCGGGTGACGTGGCTCACACTAGATTAAGACATATATTCGGACAGTCACCGCCATATTTAGGGGGTGGAGATATGAGAAGCGCCACAGACAGAGCCCAAGTTTTCCCCTATTCTTTGGGGTTAGGGCCATTCGAATCGAAATATTATGAAATAAACGGATATAATGAATCCTGTAATTCAGTTTATTTTCAAACAGAAGATGGAAGCGGGGAATTCCACGAACCCGGAGGGGCCATTAATCCAACATTAGCCGATAAAATGTGGAAGGAGGATTTATTGTATATTAAAAAATATAAAACAGAATTCAATATCCCTGCTGGATTTTATCAAAATCAAAGAATGGCAGATTTAATAAATGAACAGTTACACTACCCCACAGACGAATATTATCAAAAAGTAGGAACTAATACCACAGTAGGAAATAGAGAAAGAGCATTAACAAGCGGGAATAATGTCGTATGGGGTAATTTTATCCATACTTATATCCCGGAAGTTTCTTTTGGTTTTATACCTTATACACCTCAAGCAGCAGCACAAGCAAATAATACAGATTTCCCAGACAGTATAACTGAAAATTGTAATTCTGTATTATTTAGTTATGGAACTGACTTATTAAATCCTATTCAAAGTATTAACTCAGAACAATATTCTTATTATACTGTTCCATATACTCATAAAGCAGACGGAACAGCATTTCCACAAAATAATTCGGTTTATTGTTTTAGATTAATAGGTTCTAGAATTGCTCAGACTTCTTTTTCAGACCAAATGGATCAAATAAACCCGAGCCAACTTATAAATAATAGAAATTTAGATGTATTAACGGATAATTTTGGACAGGAAGCAGGAGGAACACCCGAAATGTCATTTATATTTTATCAGAATAGAGGATATAAGAATAGGTTAATGTATGGAGGCGCGGCTAAATGTTGGGTGGGTGCTGTCAATCCTACTTTTTCCTTTGATACAGAAGAATTATTATATAACTGGACTTTCTTATATACTCCATACAGACCAGCAACAGACGAGAGCGGAAGCACCTTAACTTTAGTGGGGGGTTTATCTGTTCCGAGTGCTATTATTAACACTACAAACTCAGGAGAAATAACGGATTCTTTAAGCGGGATATATATAAATAATTTAGTTAGTAGTCAAATAAGCGCAGATAATACAACTGCACTATTCGATTTATTTAATAATGGTTTTCCCGTTCCTATTCAAGACTATGTAAATAAAGCGCGTTTATTTTGGAATAAGTTAGGATTTACAAATTTATTATTAGATTCTTATAACACAGGAACTCTAAATCTCCCGTATATTTATTTATCTGAAAATTCAGTAATTGCGAACATGTTAAGAAATCACGCGTTAGTAGATATTAGCGCCAATGGAGCAAACCCGGCAAAATCTTATTGTAGTCTTTGGGCTCCTCCTGTTCAATTTGCCATTATTTGTGAATCAAATCAAAAATTCGGAGATACTAAACCATTATATGCTTCCACACCATTTTATTTAATTGGTTCTTCTTTCCCTGCAAAAGAATATTATGGTGGAGCAGGTTCAAAATTACCAGTTATCGGAGTTTGTTCTCGTCAGTTTTCCTCTTTTGGTTTTACTTTTGATTTATCAGAAAGTGCTATTACATACACTATAGACCATGATACCACAATAACCTCAATTCATACTAAAATATATAATAATGATTTTTCAACTCCCGAAAATCTAGATCCTAATAGTGCGGTTATTTATGTGATTACCAGAAATAATTATTATCCTGAAATGGATCCGGAAGACTTACAAATAGCCACGAAAGATATGATTAGTCAAAATCCAACGCCGGATTTAACACCCTTATATTTAACACCAGACAGAGAAATTTATTATTCTGCGCCCCTGTTCATGGACTCCGACGATTCGGACTTCGAAAATTAAAAAAACGAGAAAAAAAAAATATATTTTTAAATAGTATAAAATGAGTACTTTACAATATGTTCGTGATACTTCTACTAATAAAAATCGCGTTTTGGAGGTGGATTCCAGTTGTAAATTATCGGTTAATGATGCTGCTGCTCAGAGCAGTCTTTCACTTATAAACGGAAAAATAACAACTTGTGACACTTCCGCTATAGTTGTTTCTTCGTCTGCTTTACCTTCTGGAGCAGCAACCAGTAGCAACCAAAGCACAGCAAATCTTTCTTTATCTTCGATTGATAGTAATATAACAAATTGTGACACTTCCGCAGTTATTGTTTCCTCTTGTGCTCTTCCTTCGGGAGCAGCAACCAGCAGCAACCAAAGCACGGCAAATCTTTCTTTATCTTCGATTGATAGTTCATTATCGAATATTGATAGTAATATAACAAATTGTGACACTTCCGCTGTTACTGTTTCTTCTTGTGCTCTTCCTTCTGGCGCTGCTAGTAGTCTTCTTCAAACGAGCGGGAACAGCACTTTAAGCGATATTGACAGTAAATTAGGAGGAACTTTAACCACTTCTGCGGGAGTAAGTCGGAATTCTGGAAATTTTGCGGTTAGTTCGTCAGTTATTTCGGGTGATGTCTCTTCTTCTGTAGATGCTAACAGTTATAAAAATATAGCAGTTTTTGGAAATTTAGGAGGTTCTGGAGATATAGAAATTCAGGTTTCTAATGATAATTCAAACTGGTATAATTCAGATAAACAAATATATTCTAATTATTCAAGTTATGATTTATACGGGTCTTTCCAGTGTGACGCGAGATATATCAGAGTTAAATATAACATTTCGGGAACTGTAACGCTAAGATATGCATTGATGTCCTGAAGTCAATTCTAAATATTTTTTATGCCATTTTGTTTTTTCATGTCTAGCCTTTTCAGGTTTAGAAAAAATAGCTCCACATTCACAAGTTATTTTTATCTTTCGATACTCACGCATTTTCTCAGTATTTTTTTCTTTGTTGTAGTTTTGTTTTTGCCATTCTTTCCTAGTCCTATTAGGTATTTCTTTATTTAAAGTAGGACATAAAGATTCAATATAAAATCTTTCTCTATTTTTAGCTTCCGTTAAATCTCCTTCCAATTGTTCTAACTCTACAATATCCCAATTCTGAATATCACCATTTTTTTTTATACATACATACAAAAGTCTTTTATGGCTTCTTTCTCTTTCAATTTCATCACAATGCCCTTTATACCTTTTTTTCAAATTTGTTGTATGACCTATATAAAAATCATTAACATTCGCATCTTTACAAATCATTTTATAAATATAATATTTCATTTACACCTTATACGCATAAAACATTTAAGTAGTATTAATTTTAAATACTAATCGGAAGTTTATAGGAGTTGAAAAAGATTCTGAAATATATGCTCTTATGGCTTAGTTTTATATTTTTTAACTTTACCTTTTTCTTTTTTCTCTTTGATTGCTTTCTTTTTTTGTGCGGGTGTTAATTCCTTCATAGTTGTCGGTGTCTTACTGGTTATTCTTTTAGTAGGTCTAAATATCTTTCCTTTCTTTCCTTCATAGGTTTTTTTTCCGTCTTGGGTTCTCCAGTCTTCCTTATGCCACCTTGTTAAACCGGTGGTTTTAGGTTTTGCACCGCTATATTTTCCACCTAGTTTTTTATATTCTTTGACAACTAAAGAAGATTTATAAGCGCTATGTTTCATGGAACTATATTTCGCCCGTGCTTTGGCGTAAAGTTTTTTATTAG